TTAGCTGTTGTCTGTGCAGATAACGCCATTGTACCAACAGCCGTACCAGTTCCTGACGTATTGTCTATCATCGCTCTGTAACCAACTGCTACATTTTCGTGAGCAGTATTTTCATACAAGGCGTTATGACCGATAGCAGTATTCTCTTGTCCTGTCGTCGTTTTCCTTAAAGCATCTCTACCAACGGCTGTATTACTATTTGCAGTCGTGTTATTCATTAAGGCTTTAAAACCAACAGCAGTGTTACTAGATGAAGTTGTACTATCTTCTAATGCATAATTACCAACAGCTACATTATTAGCTCCAGTTGTGTTTAATTGTAACGCCTCAAGTCCAACAGCAGTATTATCCGATCCTGTTGTATTTGCAGTTAAAGCTAAAGCTCCTATAGCAGTATTATTACTGGCGGTTGTATTTGCAGTTAAAGCTGATTTACCGACAGCAGTGTTATTGCCAGCTGTTGTATTTTGATACAACGCTTGAGAACCAACACTGGTATTATTCTCACCTGTAGTAGTAACATGTAAAGAACCTTGACCTAATGCTGTATTATGACTAGCTGTTGTAGCTGTAGCTAACGCTCCATCACCAATAGCAGAGTTATAACTACCAGTAGTAGTCCTACCTAAAGAATAATTAGAACCTAAAGATACATTATAATTTCCAGTGGTTAATGCTGATCCTGAAGTATGCCCAACAGCAGTATTCCTGGTTCCAGTTGTATTAGCATCTAATGCATTATATCCAACAGCAGTGTTAGCACTTGCAGTTGTATTTGCAGTTAATGCATTATGACCAACAGCAACATTTTCTCCACCTGTTGTGTTTGCATCTAATGCATATGAACCTACAGCAACATTATTTGCTCCAGTCGTACTTATTGCCATTGCATTTCTACCAATAGCAGTATTATCATCTGCAGTAGTAGCTAGTTGTAAAGATCTATTTCCAATAGCAGTGTTACCAGATCCAGTATTGTTTGTATATAAAGCAGATTGACCAACAACAGTATTATAACTTCCAATATTAGTGCTATTTGCAGCTGTAAATCCAACAGCTGTGTTTTCAGTACCTGTTGTGTTTCCAGCTAAAGCATTATAACCAACAGCAGAATTACTTGCACCTGTTGTATTAGCGTTTAAGGCATGATAACCAAAAGCAGAATTACCAGTTGCAGTAGTATTAGTAGCTAAAGCTCTATGACCAACGGCTGTGTTTTCAGTACCTGTTGAGTTATTTGCTAAGGCTGACCTTCCTATAGCAACATTCTCATCTCCCGTTGTATTTGTATATAATGAATTATAACCTATAGATACGTTATCAAAACCTGTTGTGTTATGTAATAAAGAATTCCTACCTACAGCAGTGTTATTACTTGCAGTCGTGTTTGAACCTAAAGATGATCTACCAATAGCTACGTTATTAGCTCCAGTACTGTTTGTATATAAAGCTCCAGAACCTAAACCTGTATTTTCTGCTCCAGTTGTATTTGTGTGTAAAGCACCATTACCAAATGCAGAGTTTTCATTACCACTTGTAAGTGACGTTAAAGTGTTTTTACCAACTGCTGTATTATTTCCTCCAGTAACAGCAGCATCTAAAGCTGTTTCTCCGACAACAGTGTTACCTGCAACAGAGTTTGCACCTTTACCAACAGTAATACTGTTTATCGTTTGATCGCCAGTAAATGTGTTAGTACCTAGACCAGCTAAGTTACCAGTTGCTGTTACACCACCTTGCCATGCTGAACCATTATATACCTTAAGTTCATTAGCAGTTGTATTAAAGAATAAATCTCCAGTATCTAAACCACTTGTAGGGTTATTAGCACCTACACGATACTTGTCAGAAAAGTCATTTACATCACTAATATTAGTAGCTACTGTATTAACATTCGCTATAGCACCACCAACGTTATTAACATTTGTTGCAGCTCCAGCGACTGTGCCAATATTAGATATTAAATTACTTGTATCAGCAATAGTAGCCATGTCAGCTACACAATCTGTAGTACCTAATAAGGCCATATCAGCGACACATGCAGTAGTACCTAACAGACTCATGTCTTCGACAATAGCTGTAGTACCTAATATACCCATATCTTCGACAGCGGCAGCTGTACCTAATCTTCCTATCTCTGTAGCTTTACCAGCAACTGTAGTTACTTCTGTAGCTTTAGGTACTTGTCTATGGAATGTATAAGTATGTAATGTAGTTGTTGTCTCTACAAGCATACCAAAGGTAGCAGCATAAGTTGTGCTATTAGCTAGTCCATTGATAGTTACTGTATTACCAGAACCTGCACCGTTAGCAATCGTTGCCACTCCAGACCCATTTGAGGTAAGGTTACTAGCGAGAGCCTTGATACTAACAATAGTACCTGCACCGTTATTAACGTCAGGGTTAGCAGCGGGAAAAGATGTTTCATTAGCTATTGGTACGAAACCACCTACATCATCAACTAGATCAATAATCCTATCATTGATAGCTGCTGTAGTAGCGATAGTTGTATCATTATCTGGGAATGTAACACCGTCTTTAATGGTATCACCAGAACTTACATTGAAGTATCTAGCATCAGACGCTGATGTAGTAAAGAATGATGTATCATTTGCACTAGCAGCTGCTTGTTCACTATTAGTAACAACTGTTGCTGCATTTAACTTATCTGAAGTTATCGAACCTGCTGCATAATGCTCATTATCTAAAGCACCAGCTGCAATATGTTCTGAATTAACTACATCATCTTGGATATTATCTCCATCAATAACATCATTTGCTAAATGTACATGATCAATACTTGCATCTACATAATGTTCTGAATTGATTGAGTCATCAGCTATTTTAGTACCGTCTATAATATCTGCTGCTAAGTGTACTCTATCTACTGATCCGTCTACATATTGATCACTATCTACTGAGTTTGCAGACATATGTTCTAGATCTACTGCACCTGCTGCTATATGCTCTGAGTCAATAGAGTCATCAGCTATCTTAGCTCCAGTTATTGCGTCAGCTCCAATCTTAGCTGTTGTAACCGCTAAGTCAGCTATCTTAACTGTAGTAACTTGACTATCTGCTATATGTGCAGTATCTATGCTACCGTCTACATAATGCTCAGAATCTATTTGATCATCAGCTATTAAAGCACTAGTAATATTATCAGCTTTAATCTTAGCTGTAGTAATAGCACTATCTTGTATATCGTATGATTGTATTAATTGATCATCTTGCTCTTCTAAAGATCTTAAAGCTTGTGTTTGGTTATCGTTTAAATCATCTGCTTTAATAGAAGAACCTGCACTATATGTAGCTTTAGCAGTAGATATATCTGTATCTCTTATGATACGAACTACAGCTGGATTTGCTGGTACTTTACCAGATACCCATGCAATAGTACCACCATTAACAGTATAACTTTGTAGTTCATAGTCATGGCTAGAACCTGCTGTAGTTCCAGTACCAGCTGTTTTTAATACGTTATCAACGTATACTTTGATTTCATCAGAAGTAAAGGTCTTAATAGAAAAAGCTTCAGAAGCACCCCCACTTGCTGTATATTGTTTAAAACTTGCCATTTGTTATTTTGGAATAGAGAGAATGTTTCTTGTTTTTTCTTGCTTCTGATACTTCAATCTATCAGATAATAGCTTTTCAGACCTTAGTGCTTCGATTCTTGGATCTCTCATTATTGAAGCCCATGCCTTTCGTCTCGCTTCTTGGAAGATTGCATCAATCCTCATGTTGTGATAATAGTCTTCATCCTCATACTTACCTCTATTCCCACCTCTTATATCTTTATACATCTCATCTAAAGATGCTTGGATTTTAGGTTGATTAGCTAAGGTAGTCAACTTATATTCTAAGTTCTGTTTACCTATAGCTCTTTGGAACATAGAGCGTATTCGGGGGTGATCGGATAAATCTATATTATCAGGAGACATATATGTTGATAGTCGGATATCATATCCACTATCGAATAGTAATTTTCTACCAGGACTTTGATCTAGATTCAATGATACAGGACTAACAGTATTAAATGCTCTAGTCATGAAGTCATAGTCTTTTATAGGCTTACCATTTAGTATATCATATTTGATAGGTAAGTCATCTCCAGGTAAATATTCAGATATTAAGTTTCTATTTCTTATTGAATCACCTATACCAGAGCTTAATTCACGCATGTATGGGGTAAATAACTTACCTAAATCATTACGTAAACCTGCTAATGGTATCTGATTATTCAATAGATTAGCTGCTATTCTGTTCTGTTGACCAGGCTTACCAGCTACCATATCAACCATTTGCTGTATACCAGCGAAGTAAGACTTACTTGAGATAGCTTGTGCTATAACTAAACTTACTTTCTGTAGTTGATTCTCTGTCCACTCATCTCCCATCAATAAACTATAATCTCCTATATCAGAGATAGTAGAGAATATTTGGTTGAATGGTTCAATTGCATCATAACCTATCCAGACACCACCAACTTTAAGTTGTCTTGGTCTCCATCCAGCATCAATCCACATCTGTCTTTTCTGTCTATCCACAGGACCATTACCTGTTATATTTCCAGACATCCAAGCCCAGCTAGTCATAGCTACTGTAGCACTACCTATAGCTAAACGACCAGTCTGTAATGCCTTAGCATTAGCTAGTTCTTCAGGTGTAGTAATACCATACTTGGCTACGTCTTCTAAATTATCAGCAGTAGCTCTAGCTACATCATTGAATTCTTTTACTAAGAAGTTGAATCCAGGTGTATGTTTAGCAGTTAATGTTAATCCACTAACACCTGTTCTAGCAAATAGGAAGAAAGGTTTAGCCCACGGGTTAGCTGCGAATACATCATTCAATCCTTTAGAGAATCCCTCTAGAGGTGTTTGTAGTGTTACTTCTTTTCTAGCCCATTTAGTTGCTTCATCCCTTAGTTCTCCTGTTGTTTGATCCCATATCTCACCATAGAATTCCTGTTCATATGCTCTCATTACTTCTGGAGTAATCTCAGGTGTCCTACCACCTTTAGCTTGTATATCTAGAACCTTACGCATAGCCTTCTCTCTAGCTTTAGCTCTACCTAACATGTACGCAAAGGTATCGTCAGTAGCAGCCATAACTCTAGTTGAGTAAGTTAAAAACTTATTATCATTAAGGTTTCTTGCCATATTAGCCATAGCAAATAAGGCTCTATCTCCAGCTGTAGCTCTTCCACTATCTTCATAGAATCTACGAAGTAACTCCCAGTTCTCATCTCCTTTAGTAAAGTCATAGAAACGTGTTTTAATGGAAGCTATATCTCCACTCCAGTAGCTATCTAATCTAGTTTTAAATACTTGGTATGCATCAGGTATAGATTCCATCATAGCATTCATAGAAGATATACCAGCTCGTAGAGTAGCAGTATCTCCTGTAAAAGGATATCTCATAGCAGCACCTAAAGTAGTAGCCATAGGCTTCATAAAGGTAGCTGTACTTGTACCCATAATAGCTCTCACTGGTGTTCTAATACCACTAAGAATACTATTAGTCATCATTGCTCCTAGTTCTCTGATCAAAGCACCAGTTCTATTTGGTTGACTAGGGTCCATAGAACCCCCTCTGATCATCTTTCTAGCCCAGTTATCAAAGTCATGAACACTATTAACAGTTTTCATAGATGAGAATACTTCAAATAAAGCATTCATTAAAGCAGGATCTGGATCATCTTTAGCTATCTTCAAGATAGACATAATAGATTCTCTAGTATCTGCCATCTCTTTGGTTAGAGTTTCAGTTAGGAACTGATTCTGTTTACCTGCTCCAATTGCTCTGAAGTCATTTGATTTAACAATCCTTGCTTTTTTAGTTTCTCTAAGTAAGTAGAGCATGGTGTCTATGACTTGAGCAGCTGGTCCATCTATATCTCCTAGATCAGCAATATCAGCTATCTCTCTTCCTGAGATACCATAGTCTCTAAGTTGATGTAGTAAGGAACCAACTAATAAATCAGCTACTACTATATTCTCACTAACTAATGTTTCAATTGAATCAATCTGCTTACCACCTTTAATGACAGGGTAAGAAGTTTTATATCTAAGTATATCCTCAAGGAATTCTTCTGGACTCATATCACCAGCATCTCTACCTAGAGTTATCTTTTGATATGATTCAATAGCATCACCCCATGTTTCCATGAGTGTCTTTCTACCTGCTCTAACTAGTCCTATTTCAGCTTGGTATCTTTGATCACCTAATAGAGATTTAAGGATACGCTGTGCAGTATATTCACTTAAGTCACCTTCTCTAGCTATACGTTCTAATTCAATAGGAGTAGCTATACGTCCTACAGAACCATCTTTAGAACCATAATCCTTATTTATTTTTCTATAAGTAGTTAAAGCATCATATGGTTTCTGTTCTGATGTATAAGCTCCTTGAGATCTATCAGCTACAGGTCTATTCTTAGAAGCTCTGAAGTCAGGATCTGCTTTTCTTATTTGATCTACTGCTAGTTCAGTATCCATTGTAGAAATACTATCATTCCTATCTTGAATCTGTTTTATTACTTTCTTTGATCCTCTACCTAGTAACATAGCTACACCATCAAAAGCAGTACCTATACCGATACCTTCAAGTATATTCTTGAGTTTCATCATAATAGGATGATCTGTGTCTTTTGTTGTTAATGGTGTATCTATCCAGCCATACTTTTCTCTAAGCATACCTAAAGCATTATGACCATCTGATTCTTTAGATATTAAGTCAGAGGTAGCACCGACAGCACCAGCTCTAACAAAAGAGTTAGCTAATATACCAGTACCAGTAATACCTACTCTAGCAGCTGTGTACTTGGCAGTAGGTATAATAGCAGCAGCCATTGTACCAAAGTGTACAGTACCTCTTAAGAGTTTACCCCACCAAGTCTTTGTTTCTATTGGATTCTCTTCATCTACAAACGGATCCCACTCTGGTCTATAGTAACCTTTCTCTTTACGTTCTCTAGATATCTCTCCTGTGAGAGCATCAATTGTACGTTCTGGAAATGTAGTTATAGAAGAGGCGGTATCTTGGACACCACCTGATAGAATAGATTGACCTTCTTTTGCAAATGCAGCGACACCCCAATTTTCTTTTTCTCTAGGATCAGCTAACTCAGCCTTAGCTTGAGTTTCTTCAGCAGCAGCTTCTTGAGCTACAACTTCTCTAGCTTCCTTTTTCTCTTCTAGTCCATCAATGAATTCAGTACTGGCATTTACCGCTGCTTCAATATCTTCTGGATCTAGTTGGATATCTATTGGCATTTTATTCTTGTGTTAATGTACTTCTTACAAGCTCCTTAGCAGCTTCAGGAAGTAATGTATCTAATCTCAGCCATGTGGGTAGTTCTCCGACTGTCTCTAAGAACCGTTGATGGTCCTCTTCTGGTATATTAACTAATCTTCTGTATCTACTATTTAACACAGCATAACTATTAGCAGCTTGTGCTTTCTGTCTTAGTCTACTTAATACAACTAAGTCTTGTCCTTTCTCATCAAAAGGTATATCACCTGTTAATCCATTCGTTAGGAATATAGACATATAAGCTTCAGGAGTTATATCATAACGACCAATATTTGTATAGCCTTCATTAATTAATTGAAGGACATCTCCTGCTACTACTTCGTTTAAAGGTTTACCTAATATGTCTTCTATGCTTACATACTGCCCGTTAGGATTACGTATAGCAGTATATCCTCCGTTAGCTTCAGCTGTAGGAGAAGCTACTGTATCTAACATCCATACTAAATTCTCATTCTCTTGAGTGACACGGTATGTCTTAGACCCAGATGGTTTAAGTAATAGTTTCTGATGATCTACTGATAAGTTCTTCTCTTCTGGAATTTCTATTTCATTTTCTTTAATAGCTCCAGTAGCAATCAATCTATCAGCAATAAGTCTCTCTGTATTGACACCTATTCTTCTAGCTAGTTGTCTGTAGAATTCAGGCTGTGATACTCGTCTACCTTTACGACTCTTAGCTACATACTCAGCAGCTTCTGCTAAATGTACGTCTTCACCTTCCCATGGAGTAGAACTATAAATAACATTACGATCTTTAGCAATAGCTAATGCTACTGTATTGATCTGTCTAGTAGGGGATGGATCATATGTTGATGCTTGCCTGTTATCCCACTGGTAAACACCTGGGGATACTTCTTTCCATAAACCATCTTTAACAGCATTCAGAGCCTCTCTGTGAGCGTCTAGATCAGACGCATTATTCTCTAATGCTTTGTTATATACTGCATCATATTCTCTAATAGCCTGTTCATAGTTAGATGTCCATTTAGGAGTTCTAGCTTTGTTGACATCAGATTCTAGAGTTCTAGCTGTAACTTCAGCTGATACAGCTGTATTACGTCTACTAGTAGCAGCTTGAGTTAAACCTACTTCAGACTTAGCTATCTGATTCCACTTCTTATGTAACTCAGGATCTATAAATCCTCTCAAATCGTGTGGAGTAATACGTTGATTTAAAGTATAATGTCTCCAACTTAATTCTTGGTCTAAAGCTACGTCATCTATCATACCATCATACGGTAAGTTCTTAATGATGTCAGGTAGTTGTTCTGGATCACGTAAACCAAACTCTTCCATATATTTCTTCTGAATATTACTGACTGATTGGAAAGTAATAGGAGCATCGTTAGCATCAAGAGCAGCTACAATATCACTAGCTCTTGTATTCATAGCAGCTTCTCTGTTATCTCTACTCTCTTCAAATTCTGACTTCTCAGCATTAGATATAGCTTTAAGTAATCTCCTAGTATCTTTCTTCCAGTAACTTCTAGCAGAAACTATATGAGGATTGTCTGGAGTACTATCATGGGCTAAGAACTTATAATCTAATACAGGTTGTATATCTTCTCTAGTTAATACACCAACCTGTACACCTCTGATTAGAGTATCAAAAGCTTCTTGTCTAGCTAGATTATACTTACCCCCATGCATACCTTTATAAGTATGTAAATAAGTTATAAGATAACCAGGATCTCTTTTAATCTTAGTCTGTAAATCTTTAGCACGATTTTCTTGTTGAATTTCTTTTAGTGCAGAAGCGTCAGTTTCTAGTTCTTTCTTGACTCTAGCTTTATCTCTAGTTATTAATTCATTAATGAACTCTTTCTTCCAAAGACCAAATCTACCACCAGCTATATCTTCATGTTTATAAGCATACCAAGAATCAATAATATCGCTTATGTATCTCTTTTCTTCTGAATCAACTGCTTCATCATAAGTTTTATAGATCTTAGTACCATCTGGTGCAAACTGTCCAGGGATATGTATCTTCATACCAGCTTCAGCTCTAGGTCTATAAGATGATTCATGATGAACAAGTAGACTATCTACATCTTCATAGAATGCATTCTCTTTCTCATAAGCTGCATCAGGTCCAAGTATTAATTCATTAGCTTCATAAGGATTAGCTTCTCTTATCTGACCACCATAATCTATAGCTGTAGCTTTTATATTTAGACGTTCTTCTTTAGCATTTAGTTCAGCTAATACTTCTGGATCGAATTCTCCTTTACGTTCATAAGTTTCCCAGGCATCACCACCGTAGATATTCGTATGATTATCTTGTTGATCTTTTAATCTATTAGAATATTTAAGATAAGCTTGGTGAGTTTTATTCCATTTCTTTATTTCGTCTACATCTTCTTTGCCCTGTCTCAACATCTTAACAAGCTGAGCTGGTCGCTTAGCAGCTTGCTCATGTTGATGATTATATATTTTTATTAGCTGATCGAAGTGAGCATCAATACTCTTCTGAGTTTCATCAATATTTTTATTGACTGATTCAGTCATATCAGCTATTTCAGGCTGGTAGTTACTCTTCGCACCAGCGGTAGGAAGAGTATCCAGTTTGTACATTAAAGCTAAGTTTGAATCACTCATGATATCACCTCAAATGGTACGTCAGTTTTAGCATAATCAACAGCTAGGTATCCAAGATTAGTTACCATTACAGCAGTGGGTTCTATCTTCATAGCATCCTGTGCTATTAGACCACGGTAACGATCTTTACTAGATTTATAATTCCATTCAAAGATTCTAAATCCTCTTTCAGACTTACCTACTTCTTTAATATTTTCTTTCAATCTAATATCACTTGGAACGAATAAGGAAGCTATACTTAGACCCATGGATATATTATTCATCATCTGTCCAGCTGTGTCTCTAGGAGGCATCATGACAGGAGCACCATATTCAGGTCTAGTACCAAGAGATTGTCTATTCTTAGCTACTTGCTGCATATGATTACGTTTAATCATTTGGTTAGCTATATCCATATTTCTACCAAATGTATTATTGATTGTACTTTCTATCTGTCTTTGTTTATCTAGTATATTCTTGTAGGCAGCGGAAGTATATTTATTAGAACGGGAAACACCTCTTTTGAGATCTACTCGTTTACCTCTAATATTTGATGCTGTTTTATAAAGATTGGCAGCAGCTAATCTACCTTTACCTAAAGTCCATAGAGCTTTAGAGTAGGCATCACTTCGAGTACGGCTTAAGCCTTTAGTTAGACCGCCTACTCTTTGTTTAGCACTGACTTCTCTATTCCAATATTTAAGAGATTCAGAATGGTATCTAGAATCTTTCTTTTGTTTTTCTATCTTTGCTTGCATTCTTATGCCAGCATTAGGATCGGGAGCACACACGGCAAAATTCTATAAAGGGTAACTGTTTAGGCCCGTGAGAAATTTCTCTCAAAAATTTAAAGCCTAAAAACTTGAGTAGTTTTAAATGAACAGTATTACGTTTATCAACGATGTTCCATAATAGCGGTTCAGTTCTACTCTCAACGAATCGCTTTGCTTCTCTTGCGAAGGTGATAGGATACTCATGTATAGCAGGTGTACATAACATCCATATTGCTCCATCAGGTCCGACACCAGCCATACCAGCAGTCTTGCCGTTAGGCACCTCGAACCATACACAGGAGGACGTATGGACAGCCAAAGTTAGCTCTTCCATAGGATTTAGCCCATGACCTTCTTCGACCTCACTACGGTCTTCTGGAAGCAAATTAGAGGCTACTCTTATAGCAGCCTCAATTGTTGCAGGGTGAATATATTTAGACACGGCGGTAGTGCATAGGTGAATAATCTCCCTCCCAAGATAATGATCTTAAGTTAGCGGGAGCTGGGTGTGATGATTTTAAAGTTAATTCTATATTCACATTTCTTTCATATATAGGTACTTCTTGTGTCTCTTCATTTAAGTATGGAGCATCAGATACATTATATAGGTCAGAGAGTGAAGACTCATATACTTCAGTATAATCTGATTTACCTACTCTTTTAAGTGTAGTCTCGTATAATCCAATTTTACCAAAATTTATCTTAGCTCTATGTATAGTTAATTTAGAATTAATATCAGATTCTACTGATTTACCATCTGTTTTCTGTAAATAGAATGTAGGGAATTTAACACTATACTCATATAAGTATCCTATATTAAGAGTAGCACTAGACCAATTTCCAGGTACTGTGAATGTTGTTCCTGAAGCTGTATTGTTAGTATCACTGACATGTGTATAGGTACACTCAGCGTATCTACCCTCTCTAGGAGTGCTAGAATCTGAGTCAACTAATACAAGTTTACCATTAGGTGTAGTTATATTCGGCATCCAACTGACACTACTGAAGGTAGTTAATTGTGTTGTATCACTATAACTACCACCACTAATTGTAGTATAGTTATCTAAGTGTAGTAGATAATTAACGTTATCCTGATCTATACTAGGATCTGAATCTGCTTGTATAAGGTTTATCTTTTGTAAGAAGTCATCTGTATCTAAGAAGAAGTATTCATCATTAACAATGAAATGCCATTTAATAGGATTATTATGTTTCCATTTAAACCATGCAGATTGTTCTCTACTCTCCCCTTGATTCAAATATCTATATCCTATTATTTCATCTGAATTAGTTTTACCTAATAATACTATACCATTTTCTCTAGAGTTAGCGATTAAATCTACATCTTTTGGTAATAATGTAGGTATCACTTCACTAGTATTAACAACAGTCGCTTCTTGTTCTCTAGCTAACCCAGCCATTTCCATGAAGCGACTATATTTATTTGAGTTATCTATATAACCAATTGTATTACCTAATGCTATAGGAGGAACTGTTTTATAATAATTATATAAAGATACTGATCTTAACTTAGCAGTATCTGGATTCATTACTTCAGCATCTGAAGAGAATAAATACTGTTCATTAGTACTGAAACAAAGTAATCCTCCAGCTACTTCTATCCCATCATATAAATCAGAAGGAAATGTAGAGGAACAAGATATATCGATAGCATCTATAGCTGATACTGTTAGTGCTGAATCTGACCAAAAACTAGGTGTAATTAAATCTCCAGGTTGAGATGTGATTATATTTTCACCAGATAAAAAAGCTAATCTATTTCTAAAGAATAGAACTTTGTTTATTTTATTACCATTAAAAGATGGTATTTTATTAGTTTGATCATCTCCTACTGTACGATCTGCCCATGTATACTTCTTAACTAAGAAGTCCCCATCAGATTGCCTTTGTAATACATGAGGCATAGTATCAGCATTAAAACTTTTAACTATACCTGGAGCTGCACATTCTACCCACGTACCACTACCATCTAAATTATTATGACCTACAAATTTTAAATAGTAATCATCTTCTTCAGATAGTTTAGAGTTAGCAACCTTAACAATCATCCCATGTTTACATTGGATTGGTAGTTTAGTTACATCATTTATTTCATCAGTAACCACTCTCATTAAATCTTGATCAACTACTTCTACATTGAAAGCACTTGTTCTAGATATATAAAGTCCATTACCTATTTGTTTAACAGTAAATCCCTGACCACTAGGCATCTCACCATTTATACCACCTAATATTGTATCAACAGTTACAGCAGTATCTGAATCAAATGGTGTAGGAGCTGGTCTTATTGCTTTTAAATTAGCGGTAATAGTAGTAGTTTCATGGTCTTCTACTTTAACAGTATACGTAGCAGCTTCATCTGGATTACCATCGGAATTTGTATCTGCACCACCAGATGCCATAGTAAGTGTAGCTGTAACTGTATCCCCTGTATCATAACCTTCTCCACCATGTAGTAGTGTTATCTCACGGTTATACGAACAGACATAATCTTCTGTACTAGAAATGTTTGTCACTCCTGGGTTTGGACCCTGTTGACCTAATATTGAAATACGGAATACTAGATTCTTTGCATTAGCAGAATCAACACCAGTAGCTGAACCTTTGTCCACACTAAATACTTGAGTACCTATACCAGGACAGTGACCACTTTTACCACCTTCATCTAAATTATCAGAATCAATTTTGATTCTAGTAGCTCTAGATAAAGTACTTGTACTTGAATTGTCGTATAAATTTAAAGCATACTGTCTACCGTTTTCTGTTCTTAATAATTCTACATAAGCAGAGTGAATATCAGTTGAAGTATCTGTAGTACCTGTAGTAGTTACAGTAGTGTCTCTATTGTTTAAAAATGTAGTATCATTAATAGTTAATGCTTGTACATCTTCTGTATTACTTGCTGATAAGTAGGTAGTAATTGCCGCATGTTCCGCAACTCCTGCATTGTATGCGCTATTATCTGTATGATACCATACATTTTTTTCAGTACCATCATTGCAGCTCCATATTCTTACTCTACCATCAGCTGCTACTTGACCTATATAAGCTCCTTCTGTCTCATCTCTATAGTAATGAAACCAAGACCCACCACTTTGTACATTAGTTAGTTTTGCTGTACCTAATCGTTTAGATCCAGGTCTTTTATATAATCCATTAATTAGATCTGGTATTGCATTAACAGTATCTACTATCTGACCTGGAGCTTTTAAATGATCAGGCTGTTCAGAAATACCAAAAGCATAATTAGGGATAGTCTGTGTTATACCTGCAATTATCTTCTAAGATTCCTCCAAGGTTGATATGAAGTATAAACTGAATCTTCTGGTAAATTAAACATAGTATGATTACCTTGATTACATTCATACTCTTGTATTGCAGCTCTAGATAGAGCTTCTTGTTGAGCTAATAATTGAGCTAATTGTGCATTACCTACTAATTGTGTAGCAGCTCTGACTGAGGCTTTGTATATTATATACCTTTTAAATACTTCAGGTAGATCTTCATAAGATAGTAGTCTTACTATATCTAGTTCAATACCATCAGTTAGGTCAGACCAATCGTCTGTATGATCATACTTATCATATAGATTACCATTCCTTTTTACTACATCATAGGTTTTATGAGACCAACCATTAGTAGTATCCATTCTTAATATATCATCACCTATTTCTATTTTACCGTTAGAATCTGGTGTATATTTAACATGTCTTTCTGTATTAAAGTGCCACCCTTCAGCTTGTAAATCTACATTAGCATCCCTTAATAAATTATATATAAAACTTATTTCTGGATTAGTAAAGTTTAAAGAAGTTACTGGTGATTGACCAATAGCTCCCAAGATAGCATTTACAGCGGAGAGTTCGGTCTCGTTATCAATTGTCGTGGAAGCCATAAAATTTTATAAAGAAAAAAGGGGAGAATTAACTCCCCCGTGTGAGTAATATTAACCGAATGCAGCAGGCTTTGTAGCTGTTCCACAGAACAACTCAACAGCAGCAGCTGGGTTAAGATAGTCGGCCCCCATTGCGAGCCTTCCTAATATAACATCTCCTTGGTAGATGACTGATACATCTCCAGATGTTACTTGGACTTGAGGTCCGATTGCTTCAACACAACCTACAGCTTCTTTCTGGAATATAAGTCCACAAGTGTTGTTGAACTTAGCTTCTTGTCCGTAGTCATTTACGGTACGCTGTCCAGAAGGAGTTGTATTAGCGTGTTGATCACCCATTGCTTCTCCAACGAATGAACCTGTGTTACCAGGATCAGTTGTACCTGGAGCAGTTGCAGATGCTGTACCATACTTAGTACCGAACTTACCGAAGAATGGTATGTTCATTGACTTGTAAATCTTGATACCAGCAATCTCGAATACACCCTTACCTGATTGTAGGGCATCTCCTTGCTCGTCTCTGTT